CGCCCCAGTATATTTCAACAAAGAATGGGTTCGACAGCGACAGAACGAAAGAGACCGAGAAGCCACTCAGCGCTATATGTTGGAGTTGGAAGATACTCGGACAAAAGCGGCAACCCCAGAGCAAGTAAATTTTTATTTATCGCAGATTCGAGAAACATTAGCGAAAGGCAAGTCTGATGCTGATATGGAAAAAGGTGCAGGAGAGGTGGCATCTGACCTATGAGGATATTCCGATTTGCAGATTGGCTACAGTCACGGCGTTACAGACGAGCGAACATATCTGCTCTGGTTGCACAGAATCTCTATCGAACGCGAGACTCCAATGGCAAAACCTAAACTTAAAGTAGGAGATGAGGTTCGATTCCAAGTTTTCTACCGAGCCAATTACCGATGTGAAAAGTGCGGTGGCATGGGAGATATGTTCGGCTGGTCAGTTCATCACCGAGTTCCTCGGCGGATGGGTGGCTCCAGAGATGAAACCTTGCACCTACCAGCAAATTTAATTTTGCTATGTGGCTCAGGGGTAACTGGATGTCATGGCTGGGTTGAGTCCAATCGAGACAAAGCCAGAGAACGAGGATTCTTGCTTTACCGAGTTGATTCGGCTGAGGAGATTCCGTTTATTGACGATAACGATAAAGCGTGGCGAATCTTCAATGATGGTGAAAAATGGGAATTCGACAGGAGTAAAAGTGACCCTTATCTTTAAGCCATGGATTGCCTATGCAGAACTGATGAACATGAACAACTCGTCTACCGACTGGAGTTGGCGCAACGCCCTTGGACAACCAACGGTGAACGCGCTGGCAATAGATGGGAGAGGGCTGAGTTGGTCAAGACTTGGCGCTCCGCGTTTCATGTCTTGGCTAAATCGGAGAAGATGCCAGAGATGGAATGGATTTCAGTCACAGTTGAACCGCACCAAAAGGGAGGTCGCCTTCAGGATGTAGGCGCTTGCAATCCAGCGGTAAAAGCGGCGATAGATGGAATTGTTGATGCGGGTGTGTTGCCAGATGACTCACCTCAATACATGAAGTCTCTAATTTTTCTAGCGCCACAGAATGACAGAAATTCTTTAGTGCTTTATATCAGAGGGGCAAAGAAAGAGAGGAAAGTATGAACTGGAACTTAATTTTGACGGTAGTAGGATTATTTACTACTCTTGTATTATTCGCTCCTATCTTTATTGCTTATGCACTCGCTTATCACAAAGCGAAAATGAGCGCAGAGTTGGAAGCGATTAGACAGAATAAGCGGATGTTTCATCCGAGTAATGACGACATCAATTGGGAAGATATTTTCGAAGGAGAGAAATAATGAGCGATGTACAGACGGCTGAACAATTGGATGGTCGTGGGCTTCAAGAAGTTCGCATAATTACAGATGCGATGCGTGAGCATCAAGTCCAGATTCAGGATTTAGGAAAGCGCCGTAAACAGTTGATTTTGCGACTCCGTAAACAGCGCATTACTTATCGTGAGATTGCTGAAGCAATGGGAGTATCCGAGCAGTTGATTTACAAAATCATTCGTAACGATATTGACCGTGAGCCAGTTTATGACGAGGCTGGAAACTTAATCCGCCGTAGAGGTCGCCCAGCGAAACCTGCGCTCTAAGCCTTTACTTAAGGAGTCTTAGCCTTTACTTAAGAGAGGAAGTAATGAAGTTCATTGAATTGTTTGCTGGCATTGGTGCATTTCGCCTTGGTTTAGAAAATACTGGGCATGAGTGCGTTTGGGCTAATGAGTGGCTAGATAAACCAAGGAGTATTTATGAAAGAAACTTCGGAGACAAACCAGATGGCAGAGACATTAGAGATGTTTCCGCTGGAGACCTTCCAGATGCCGACCTCCTCGTTGGAGGATTTCCTTGTGCAACTTTTTCAACTGCGGGAAACAGAACAGGGTTCTCTTTGGAGGACACTAGAGGCACACTCGCTTTTGAAATGTTTCGCCTCGCTCGGGATAAAGGAATACCGTACATCTTATTTGAGAATGTCAAAGGACTCCTCAACCACGACAAAGGAAGAACCTTTGGAATCATCTTGGCAGTCTTGGATGAAATGGGGTATGACTGTCAATGGGAGTTGCTTGACAGCCAAAACTTCGGTATCCCACAGCACCGAGAGCGGGTATTCCTTATCGCAAATCTTAGAAGCCACGCCAGACCCAAAGTATTCCCTATCGGAAAAACAGGTAGCGGAGATAATGCGGAGAACATCCGCCAACAAAAAGGAAGGTCGGGGCTTTTCTCCGACATTTCTCCAACCATAGATGCTCACTATTACAAAGGCGGGAACTCTCGACCTTATGTAGTTGAGACATGGAGCCGTAGAGATAAGGCGATGCGTACCTATGAGGATGGAGTAGTGCCAACTCTCCTTGCTCAAATGGGAACAGGTGGGGGTAATGTGCCTTTCGTTCGCCCTGTCTTAGATGTAGCCCGTGTTAATAAGAGTCCAAACGGGCGCATGATTAAAGATGATGGTGACCCGATGTACACAATTACCGCGCAGGATAGACACGGAGTTCAAATCGGAGACGAGGAGAATTTTGGGATTCGCAAACTCACACCGCTTGAGTGCGAGCGCTTGCAGGGATTACCCGATGGATGGACAGAGTTTTATGCAGACGGTTCAAGAGTTCCAGACACACAGCGCTATGAGAGATGTGGGCGCACAATCACAATTCCAGTAGTCGAGGCAATGGGGAGAAAATTACATGAGTTCTACTAAGTTCTCTTTTGACACAATCACGGACTTTGATGACCACATCGCTAAGTCCATTCCAAACTATCACCTCTTGAATGATGCAGTTCGAGACCTATCAACATTCTTCACTAAAGAAGATTTTGCCGTAGTTGATTTAGGATGCTCAACAGGCACATTGCTTGAGTCCATTCCCTTTGATGGAACAAAACTAGGGATTGATATTTCTGGCAATTTACTACCTGAGAGCCATGACGAAGTTCAGTATGTGCAAAAGGATTTACGCTCGTTTAAGAATCTAGGCAAAACTCCATCTTTAGTCATCTCCCTGTTCACGCTTCAGTTCCTCCCATTGGCAGACCGACCAAACATCTTGAGCCTTATCTATGATGAGTTGGCTGAAGGTGGGGCTTTCATCTGGGCTGAGAAAGTCCATGAGCCAGAGGGTGAGTTAGAGCGGGTAATGAATTTTGGCTATTACGACTTCAAAGGTAAGCATTTCACTCCAGCGGAGATTATGCAGAAAGAAAAAGATTTACGCCCTATCATGCAGACCAACACTTCAACCCGTAATTTAATTATGGCTGAGAACGCTGGCTTCACAGTTGGCACGATGTTCTGGAAGTTTTACAATTTTGAGGCTTGGTTGTTTATTAAATGAAAGCCAATATCCAGACAGGCAACATTCAAAGCGTGGCTATCAGTTCGCTGACCGCCTACCCTACGAATCCAAGACGAGGAGACATAGATGCCATTGCATCATCGCTTACTGCTCATGGTCAGTATCGCCCTATCGTGGTTCAAGCGAGTACGAAATTTGTCCTTGCTGGCAATCACACGCTTAAGGCGGCAAAAAAACTAGGGTGGAAAAAGATTAAAGCGGTTCTCGTTGAAGTAGACGAGGACACAGCGAAGAAGATAGTTCTAGCCGATAACCGCCTGACCGATATTGCCTCCTATAACGAGCCACTTCTCAAAAGCCTCTTGCAAGCGCTCCCTGAGTTGGAGGGAACAGGATTTACTCAATCAGAGGTTGAGACTTTAGACCGCCTTATATCTGGAGACCAAAAGGAATCCGTGGGTGGCAGTTCACTTAAAGATGACCCAGAGGTAAAGATTGCGGCGTGGAAATTCACGGTTGAGCAAGATGCCTACGATGCGTGGAAAGAGCAACTTTACGAGGAGTTCGGCAAGACTAAGAGCAAAGCGAACGCAGGGATTAAACAGCGCCTAGGATTTCCAGAGCGTGTAATGGAAAAGCCAGAAAGGATTGAGGAGCGCTCCGAGAGTTCACCCGAGGATGTAGAAACCGTATCCGTGAATGAGATTCTCACTCACCCGCTCAATCCGCGTGAGGGTGATATTGGAGCCATCATTGATTCACTCTCAACCATGGGGCAGTACAGACCAATCGTGGTCAATCGCCCTACGAAGCATTGCGTATCAGGAAATCACACACTTCAAGCGGCAGTTCAACTTGGCTGGGAGAAGATTGCTGTCCATTGGATTGAGGTAGATGACATTGAGGAAATCAAAATCCTCATCGTAGATAACCGCACTTCAGACCTTGCCACCTATGACTCTCAAGAACTTAATAAGTTACTGACCAGTACAAGTACAAAGGGAACGGGATTCTCCAGAGATGAAGTCGCTGAGATTCTTGCAGGAGGAAAGACCAAGCCTGGGCATAACCCGATAGGTCGAACCAATATCCGAGTGGGCAATCATTCGATGCGAGTTCACACCGAGGATTTGAACGCATGGGCTAACACCATATACGGCTGGACTGACATAGCAGAGTTATTACAGATA